CATCCTGCTATTTGGGTCAACCCCAATTTTGAATGAACCTATGTTTGGAATAAAATTGCTTAAAGGTGCGATACCAGAAAAAGTTAAAGCCTGACGTGCTTCAGAACGAATCATTCTGTTTGCTTCGTCATATGCTTCTTCATAAGTAATATCTTTTGTTGCAAGAATCTGCATAGCAAGAGTATTGATTTGGTCTGGGTCTGCTTGGAACGCTGTATTTTCTGCTGCTCCAGCCTCAATGGTTAACGGGATTGAACCAGCGAATTCCATTTGTTTGCGTGATTTGTATTGTGCTGCTTCCCCACCGATACCAAAAATTCCTGTTCCAGTATCAGTTGGGTTTGCGATTGCTGCGCCAAGTTCTGTTGAAGCAAAAACACCAGAACGGAAAGGGTTCTTAGGATTCCATTTAAGGAACTTACCTTGTTCTGGTGAATTTGCAGCATCAAAAAATGTGGAAGTTGCAGCAGTATTAGCAAAATCCAAAGCACTGTTCGCTGTCATTCCAACCCAACGTGTACCTGTTTTAAGGACTGCATAAGCGTCACCTAAAATATTGCGGTCATTATCTTCCTGTTCCGCTTTTTCTTTTTCAACAGCCAACGCAGCAAGACCAACCTTGGCAACAACCTGGTCGCTCGCCCCAGAACTAACCAAAGATAAAACAACACCAGGCGTTAAGTGTGGAGCCATCTTATGAATAGCACCATATCTTTCAGCCTCTAACTTAGATTTTTCTCCGATTGCTTTAGCCTCAGGAGTAATTTCTCCAAACAGTCTACGGTTAGAAACAGAGTTAGCGTATGCAGCGTTTTTGTCTACATAATCTTTCATTGCCCCCAAAGCATTGTTTTCATCTTTGCCTGGGAAAATATCATTTAGTCTCAACGAAAGTACCTATCGTATGCGGCGATTAATTGTGCGAGGTCATCATTAGGGTATGCGTAGTACAACTCTTTGATTTGGTCCATCACTGGGTCACCAAAAGAATACTTTTGTGGTGGCATGTCAGCCATGAAGTTGTTGTTCATCGGCATATCAGGGCGTTGTGTTGGTGCGTTTAAATCAACAACAGACCCAGGCATAGGTCCAGGCATACGGGTAGCAGCCTGTGCTTGCATATCTCCAGGTGATGCACCCATAGGGACAGCAGATTGTGCGTCAAGTTGTTGACCTGCTTCTCCATATGTTTGTCCTGTTGCAGCCATTTTTGCTACAGGGTTTCTTAAATCGCTACGGTTTGCGTAGTCAGCCATTATGCTCCTCCGAGTCGTCCAGCAAGGCTAAGAACTGAGCCAGGAGAACCTGGTTGTGCTGATGCTCCAGCAGGAGGTGCGCCCATACCTGGAGGCATACCGCCTCCTCCACCTAGTTGTGCGAGCATTGCTTCCAAACCGCCAGGTCCTTCAGGTGGACCCATTGGTTGTTCAGCGCCCATGCCTGGTGGTGCCAAACCTGGCATTGTTTCTGGTGCGCCAGCAGGGGCAGGTGTTGCCTGTCGTTCTTGCGCTCGTTTCTGTGCAGCCATAATTGCCTGCGGCAAAGTCATCTTGTTTGACTGAACCTGCGATGCAATATATGCAAGGTCATCAGGCTGGTATGGACCATTCGGGTCTGCTGCCTGTGCCTGGATAGAAGACAACAATGCTGCTTCAATACCTTCGGCAACGATGCGGTCTTTCTCCAACTCTGGGTCAGAGATAAGCGGGTCTGCTTCACGAGCAGATTCCTTAGACATAAGACCTGTACCAAGACGCTGACCCAATCCAACGATGAGACTATTTACGTCGGAGCCAGCAGCCGAGTATGCGACATAGTGGAAATCTGTTTCCCACAGTTTGTTTGGTGTGTAATCCTTGATGCCGCCGCCCATGCCTGGCATGAAGAAAGACTTAGCGGTGGAACCCCAATAGGCTTTTTCAATTGCGATAGCAACTTTATCTTCTTCGTTGATAGATGAGGCAAAGATTTCTTGTGCTTCTTGTACTCGGAAGTCAACGGTTGCTGCCAATACACTGTCACCACGGCGACCTGTACGGATGTTGCTACCTGATTCTCCACCGAACTCAGCAGGGATAGCACCCTCTAAACGCTCTTGACGTTCCAAACGGTCCAATGCTACGTCTGTTTTGTAGCCAGGGTTTGACTGCAACTGTTGAATGTCGCCACCCTTAACAACACCCAACTGTCCAGACTTGCCATCTGCAATCTGCATGATTTCTGGGTTCTCACCAGGACGTGCAATAAGGTATTCATCGGGGAAGATGCCACGTTCAATAGCGATTTCGGTGAGTGCCTGAAGACGGGCACGTGTGTAGTACATACCAAGAAGACCATCAAACTGTCCATGTGGCTTATCAAGAGTGATGCGCTGAGGGACAATAACTAGTGGCATCCCTGTGCGGTTGACGATGCGGGATAGTTCTACGGCTGGCGCACCCATGTAGTAGGTACCGCTAACAGGGTCACGGTCTTTTTCGTAGCCCATTGCAAGCATGACGATTTCGTTTGCACAAACATATTCAAGAATCGTGAACATGTCGTCTGGTCGTGGCTGTCCAACACGGAGTTGACCGTTAATTGCATCACCAAAGTTGTGTGCAAGCCATGAATATGTACGACTATATGAGAAGATTACGTTCTCTGGGACAGGGTTGTCTGTGTCTGCGATGGGGGCAGGGAAGGTATCAAGCGGGTTACGCAACTGCCATTCTGGGATTCGCTTATCAAAGTTAGGTTTGATATATACAGGTGAGTTGCTATATGCAAGGAGGTGGCGGGCACGACGACGCATCTTCATACCCATACGGTTCTGGTCCCAGATAGCAAGCATTGCTCGCTTGCGGTCACGAGCCAACTGCATGGAACGGTCTTGTCCTTCACGCATAGCAGGGAAATAAGGTGACGGCATCGTTGATGCGACACGCATACTCATCTGGTCAAGACCTTGAACAAGCAGGTTTGCTACCGAAGACTTGGTGTTACGGTCTAATTCGTTGAGGGGAACAACAATGTCGCCATTGGCAAGTTGGCGTACTTGGCGCATCTGGGAAAGAATAGGACCTTGGGCGGTGACACGCTCTCGGTATAGGTCAACTATTTCTTCAACTGTTCTCATACTGACCTTTTGTGTAACGGAAACGAGTAAAGGCTAACACATTACTAGGAGTTGAGCCACGATGGTCGCCACTGGCGGGGAGGTAACTTCATCTGTGTCAGGTTCGGGATGTTCAAGACAGCCATCCACATAGACATCACAATGTCAGTGCCAGACTTTTTATCTCTCGTCCATTTCGTTAGTTCTTCCACAGCAGCAAGGGTCTTCCAGTTACCACGCATATGGGGTAGACGGATAGCACCAGTACGGAATACCTGCGGGAGTAGGGCTTCAACACCCATCTTTTCATCCAGTTTGTTACGGGATGTGGTGTGTGGAACTACGTTGACACCACGGCTGGACTGCCATTTGCGTACAAAGTCGTGCGCTAAAAGGAAACGTTGGGCTGCGTTAATCTCCACAACCCAATGCGAGATGGGGTATCCCATGCGTAAAGACCGTTCTTGCCAGTCATCCATGATTCCTGAGTATTCACCTGTGGTGGTGTTGTAGCCGAGCAGGTCTTCGGCTGTTAGTTTGCATCGTTCAATGTCAATAACGTGGTACAGATTGGTTTCTGGCTGGTACAGAATCCATGTCAACGCCCAAAACATTGTGGGGCTGGGGTCAACCGCCACAATAGACAGGACAGGTGGGGCTAAACCTGGGGGAATCTCGCCATGTCCACGTTCATGGTCAATACAGCCCTGATATTGGACACCATCTGCGCCCATACCGCCGTTAATCCACACCCTGTCAATAAGGTATGCGTCTAAATCCAACTCTCCCTGCTGATACACCACTTCAAACACTTCAGGTTTGTTATATCGGATAAATGACAGGTCTTTCCAGGGTAGACGTTTGGGTTCTAGGAGTGGACCGTCAGGATATGGGGGTGCGTCAAACCGTCGTGACTCTTTCCCTGTGTCAAGGTCAGGGTAATACGCCTGATAAATGATGTGCTTGTATTTTTGTGACTTCAATGGTTCCATTGATTCCACTTGTTCAGGTGTGATTATGTCCGACCCGTCATAATCTTCATCATCCAAGTCATAAGCAACTTTGGAGAGACAGTGTGCGTATAGGTCGCCTGGTCCGAGGCGCTGTCCAACAACCGCCAGTAGCCCACCTGGGTCGCAACGTGCTTCTGCCACGTTGTCCCATCTTTCAAGAAGTTTATCTCTGGCGACAGATTCACGGGCGTTATCAGGTGAAGCCACGTCGTCAAATAGGCAGAGGTCGGCACGATGTCCGATGAATTCTGCTTCAATACCGTAAGCACGAACAGTCGGTTCTTTGTTGTCAAGTCCATTCCCATCTAGTTGTTCCACTACGAACTCGTCTGCTCGCCACAATGCACCCTTGTCGGTTGGTTTGAACCTACCGTAGTCAATGGACAGGCATCCTTGTGCGTCTTGTGCCAGTCCCTTTTTAACTAGTTGGGGGTCTGGTTGGATTGGCATAGGACGTTCTAGTGTTTCACGGATACGGCGGGAGTACAACTTCGCCATGTTCTGAGATACAGAACCAATCATGATACGAATCTTGCGGTCACGAACAATTGCCCACACCGCTACATCGTGGAACAGAGTGGACTTGCCCGCACCAGGGGGGACGTTTACTACGACGAATTCTTTTTCTTCGGACTCTAAGAGTTGTACTAGTTCTAGTGCGGCATCTACTTGCCAGGGGGAGGGGACACGTCCGAGGTAGTACTCACGGAAGAACGCAAAGTCGTCACGACCACGGCGGGCTTCCTCGCATAGTCGGTCTTCAGGTACAGCAGAGGGTAAATCAATAGCGTCCATAAACGAGTTGTATTCGTCTCGTTGCGCTCCACCCTCGTTGCGTTTTACCTTAGATGCTTTTGCGTCTGTTTCTTTGCGGAGAGCCTCAGCCGCTTTTGCTTTCGCCACCCACTTAGACCCAGTATTAACATGGATGCCAGCAGTACGTGAGGCTTGGGTTATTGTTTGTCCAGCAGTTATTGCTGCAAAGAATTTGGCTTTATCCGCAGGGGATACAGTTCGTTTTGTTCCCATACGGGTTTACCACTTAACTTTGTCAGCCCAGTATGCGGCAGACATTTTTCCTTTGGATATGTTACCAGCGTGGCGGGCTTTGAACGCTTTGTTCCTAGCCGAACCTTCTGGTGAACCTTTTACACCTTGTTGACCAAACCGAATTGTTTTCACCTGGTCGCCTACTTTGGCTACAACTACGTGTGACTTCGTTGGGTGACTGGGTGTTGCCTTTGGTTTGTTGAAACCAGTGACACCTGCTCGTTTAAGACGAGGGTCTTGGGGCATTACTTCTTCTTTTTCTTCTTAGAAAGAACCGCACCTATTGCGATAGGGATACCTAAATCTTCTTGAAGGACAGTTTTCCCAGAAACGTTCATGCCTCGGATAGACGAATAACTTCCTGCTGCGTTGGCGCTACCTGAGTAGGAACCTTTGCCCATCAAAGATGAAGAACTTGCAGAAGAATAACTGTTTGCGACAGAAGGATTAGGTGTGGTGTAGGTACCTTTACCTGTTAAGGCACTGCCCGTTACTTTAGGTGCGGTTCCGCTAACAATTTTTCCTACAAGCGATTTAATGACTGGACCGCCAACAGCAATACCACGGGCGATGTTTTGTGCTTCGGAAAGTTTACCGCCGCTGCGGAGTGTTGATTTCGCTGGTTTAACTGTGTTACCAGCGACAGGCTTTGGTGTTTGCCAATCAACCTTTTGACCTTTGTAGGTTGCTGTGGTCTGAATAGATGGCTTCTTCTTGCTTGCTTCTTCTGCTTTACGGAAGTCTGCTGCTGATGCTGGTTTCTTTTTTGCTGCCATGTTGCAAGAGTATCAGATGAGGTGTACACTCGTCTACAACTTCACAAGTCCTCCCCGATGGGATATCGGCAAGGCAGGCATGGCGGTACATCGGTTGCATGATGCGGCGCATTTAATACACGGGAACGTGGGTTGATGTTCCCTGCAACCAAGCCTCATTAAGTAGTTGATGCCCCTGTTGTGTAAGTGGGACAAGCAGCGTTACGAACGTCATCTCGTAGACCTTTTGGTGTCGGCTTAAAATCTTGGCTACGGCGACCATCCACTTTGAGTGGTAAACCGTGGGGGGAGTTAACACATCTAGATGGCTGGTTGTTCTGGTTAGGGCTACCGCCCTTGCTTCGCTGCGGTTGGTCACAAAGAAGACGTGAGCAAGTTGGTACTGCTAGTAAAACCATTCGGGTGACTTTTTCTTTTTTCCTTTTTTCTTTTACTAAGGCTGTTTGTCTCCAGCCTGTGAATTGCACAGAACGTGCAACGGCTCGGACCATACGTAAAACTCTAGGCTCCATCCGCTTCAAGAGCCAACACACTTTAACCACGCACAGTAGTCAACCCCCACTCAGAGTCACACACCACCAAACCAGGCAAAAGAGTGAAACCCTCTCTCAACAGTATGATATATATATAGGGGGGAGTGCCTCGGCAGATACCCCAGTTGCTTGTTGCTACGCACCTAGGAAAGATAGTTGCAAATGCAACAACATCGTTCCCTATCTTTAATCGCTAACTACAGCAAGCACCCCGCTACCCCCAGCAAACTAAAAAAAATAGGTAGGGGCACCTAACAACTGCCTATGAACGATAGGCGAACGTGTGTTCGTTGTTGGTTGGTGTGACGGAAGTCACGGTGGAATTGGGTGGGGTTGGCGGTAGGCTCTCGCAGACCGAACATGTGTTCGTGTTTGGATACCCTTGGGGGTATGTTTGGGGGTGTGACGGAAGTCACATAGAAAAGACTTGACAAGTGGGTCGGGTTCCTGTAGTGTTGTACATATCAACGGGGAGCCGATTAGGAGCCCTAGAGATAGTGACAAAGGTCACACAATAAATACTTGACAAAGTGTGCAACGCTTGATAGAGTAGTTACCAACAGATAGGGAAAATGTTTCACGGGAAACATTACGAAAGGGAAAACAAAATGGTACAAGGCAGGCATTACATAGTCACTAATTGGCATAGTGACCAACCCAACAAAAGAATGTCCGTATGGACAGATATTGTGACCGATACAAAAGTTGTCGGGCACGTAACAGAAGAAGACTACCCATTCACCACTTGTTCTACCTGGCTACGCAGTCAGTGTGATGAATGGACATGGACAGAATACGAAAGGTAAAATGTTTCACGTGAAACATTAGAAAAAGGGAAAATATAGTGACTACTTACTACATGAAAACATGGACAGTGCTAGGACATACCTTTAATGGTTCCGCTTACTGTCTAGACCATACGCCTACCGTTAGGTATGCGCAAACTACACGAGATATGCCACAACCTATCTTCGCTAGTGACGAATGTCACGATATGACTTGCGATATCTGCCACGAAGAAATTGGGGAACAATAATGCTAACAACACTCAACAAATACTGTTCACGTTGCGATATGGATACGCCCGAATATAGAGCCTCATACCGTACCGATATGTTTACGCCTAAATGGTCTACGCCTAATGGTGAAGAATTGTTAGAAGATATCTGCCACCAATGTAAATGTGACCTAGAACACATGGCAGATAACGGAAAAATATGGGAACTATTTTTTCAACGCCGATTTACTACAACTAAATACCACTACGACAGTGTGACAAAAGTCACAGAAGAAATACTTGACAACTAACAACCAACACGATACCGTGTTACTCATAGCCAACAGAAGGGAAACTAAAATGGCTACAACAACAGAACAGACAACCAACTACAAAGTAGTTACGTTCAACGAGGAGGGGGAGATAATCCGAATCGTTACGTTCTCACTACAGGCAAACGCACAAGGCTACGCCTACCAAATGCTAGGAGCAGAAACCCACAAGGGAACGGTATGCTCCGCCCGTATTTTCTACGGACAAGAAACAGATTACTACGAAGAAATGGAATACTAAAAATGGAAACAACAACAGAACGAACAAGCGTGTACGCACCTAAAGCGGAGCATGGGGGCAAGTACCTCAGCGTGACGCAAATCAAACGCCACAACGAGGACATCGGGCATCACTTCTTTAGCCCCGACACTCTGCGATTTTTCAAGAGCAAAGTGTATGAAGACCTACATTTAGGTCGGTACTTCATCACTAGCGAAATGAACAACTACGCCACCAATGGACAACGTGAGTACACAATCCGATTAGCGGATGGTACGGGGAGCATTGACACGGTAGGAGAGTTCGGTCAGTACGCAAGCCTTAAGTCGGCACGTACAGCATTACACAAGATTCAAGAGGGGTGAACCAATGAGAACGGCA